GTCAAGCAGAAGTTACAAAAACAGGTGTCTTTGCTACTTTGGGCCTTGTTGCTGTCAATACTTCAACAACAGTAAAAATTCAAACTTGGCTAAGTAGTGGCACTTACCCTTCGGTAAGAAATGTTGAACCGACCGTACCTGTCGTTTTTGCGTCAGATACTAATGTCTCTTTTATGTTTACGACACGATTGGATTAATGATGATCACAGCAACATGCAAAAACCAGCCTTGCGGACAATACGACATTAACTACAATTTTTACGGTGACCCTGCAGAAGTCCAATGTGGTGAGTGTGGTGTTGACTGCGATTTGACCGACCCACAGCCCGACCCGATCAGACCCGAACCGATTGAGCCATGAAAACTCTTGCCGTGATCGCCGCTCTCGCCATTGCTTTAATGCTGGTCGTCACCAGTTGTAGTGACCGCACTAGAAACAACTGTAAAGAAACCCCAACAGCCCAAAGGTGCAACCAATGAAAAAGTACACAAACTCAGAAATCAAAGCCCGACTAATACTCATTGTGGGCATTGCTTTAGCCGTAGCGTTTCTAGGTTCGACTGCAGCTTTACTGTACGGCCTGCTGTTTGTTATCCAACCTTTAGAAGTCAGCCCCAATGACGAATCAGCCTGGGCGTTACTGTCACCGATGATGTTGTTTCTCACTGGGGCCCTGTCAGGGATCCTGGCAAGCAATGGGCTTAAGGACAAGGGAGAAAAAGACGATGGCAATTAGACCGTACACCGGCAACAAAGACGCCGTACACGCCGCCAAACGTGAAGGCACTAAAGTGTTTGTTGACTACTGTTGTTACCTATTTGGCGTCACCAACATAGGCATTTTTAACGACAGAAACATGGTTGGCACAACCCCACCAAAGAAGTCTGTGCATGCCACTTGGCGTGCTGTAGACCTTAAAGGCACCCCTGAACAACGGTTGAAACTGATTGACTTCCTATTTACCCACCGTGACATTTTGGGTATAGAAGAAATCCACGATTATGCAGGCACCTACAAAAACAACCCTAAAGGCTGGGGCGCTGGGTACCGCTGTGACCGTGACGCCTGGCGTGTGTACGACAAAAACACTATTGGGTCAAAAGGCGCCCAATGGGTACATGTCGAGGTATCGCCACTGCTGGCCGACCACCCTGACGTTGTACACCATGCGTTTAAAACTATTATGGGTGCTTGACACTTACCTACCGATTCGGTAGACATACCCCGACCTGACCCCGACTGAAGGACAAACCAAAATGAATGTGAAACGCTTTTTAGGGCTAGCCCTATTTACCTATTTGATGTGTGCGGCTTTCTGGCTAAGTAACCAAAAAGACACGCCACCCAAAATTGCCCCAGTAGTACCGGCAACAATTAGTCTGGGCGACTTGACCCCACAACAGCTGGTAGATCGTGCCGAAGAACTGACAACTACAACTACAACGGTTCCGACACAACCCACAACTACAGTTGCTTATGTCGACCCAGAAACCAAATGCCAAGAATGGTTGCCTGTTGCTATATCGGTTGGCTGGCCTAACAACACCGAAACCTTAGAGAAGCTAGGCAGGCTAATTTGGAAAGAAACACGGTGCCTAAACATTGGGTACCAGCACCCCAAATTTAATGGAAGTGACCACGGTTTAGTTCAGGCAAATAATATTCATAGGCGCTGGGCCGAAGAACTATTTGCAATGCCGTTTGAAGAGTCAATGTCTGACCCAACCCTAAACCTGCGTTTTGGTTTCTTGCTGTATGACGCCACCACCGAAGGCGGCGGTTGCGGTTGGAAGCCTTGGAAAATGTGCTAGCAAATGTTTAATGTTGACCGTCCCGACTGGCAACAATTAGCGGCGTGTCGAGGCATTGACACCAACTTGTTTTTTCCTAGCAACGCCCAAGAGTCAGCCCAAGCCAAAGCCATAATCAAACCGTTATGTGAAGCCTGCCCAGTATTCAAAGACTGCTACGCCTACGCCGTTTCATTTCCTGAAAAGGCTTTACAGGGCATTTGGGCTAACACCACAGACAACGACAGGCGCCGTATCCGCTACAGTGCCACACCGGTTGGCTATCGTACAAAACAACCCGACTAATGAAAGGCCCGACATGACAACACACGAAATGATTGCCGCTATCGCTAAAGCGGAAATTGCTATGAAAGCCGCCCAATGGCAAATAGAACGCCAAGCCGAAGATGTAACAGCTTTACGCAAAGCCTTGTTTGAGCTGGCTTATGTTGCTGAAGAAAACGGCATTTACCTATCAAATCTTACTAAGTCAACGCAGGACGCCATTGTGGCCATGCGTTTGGGTGGCTTCAAATGACCTGTGAACTATGCAAAATTGAACTAAGCACATTCGACATGCGTGTGCAAGACCTGTTGCAAGGTATCTGCCTAGCTTGTGGCAACGCTGGCGACTGGCACAACATGACCCCTGAAGAGTCAAGCCGTTGCCGGTGGCTTTTTACTTGGGCAAACATGACCGTTGACGAACGCAAGGCATACGACAGAAACAGGGGCAGCTGATGGACCTCTCAAACTATGTTGACGTACCAACACGGTTTGCTATGGCATTAGAACGCTGGCCTGAATTACGCATAGTGGAAAACCGACCCGAAATAATCACTATTGGTGACAAGGTTTTTATTGCTGTAACCGTTCAAGCCTGGCGTACACCGGACGACCAAATTCCTGCACAAAATACGGCATGGGAAATTTTCCCTGGGGCCACGCCTTTTACTAGGGGTTCCGAGATGATGAACGCCAGCACCAGCGCCCTAGGTCGTGTCTTGGGTTTCATGATGTCGTTTGGCCCAAAAATGGCTAGCGCTGAAGAAGTACGCAATCGGCAAGAAACCAGTGCCCCAGCAACCCTTGTCAAACAGCCTCAAAATGTCCGTACACAGGCGCTAGGCGCAAATGCGAGCAATGCACCATCAGAAGCCCAACTGAAGTACCTAAGAGGTTTAAATTATGAAGGCCCAGCACCCGAAACTAGAGCTGAAGCCACGGCCCTAATTAAAAGGCTGGCACCGTGACCACAATCAAATTGACTCGACAAGAAATGCGTACAGCCGCATACACAGGCGTTGAAAGAAATTTGCATGCTTTAGGCAAAAATTTGACTAACTTGTACGGTGCTTCAGAACGAAAAACCGAATGGCAAAACGATGTTGTAGGCGCTATTGGTGAGTACGCCTTAGCCAAATATTTAAACATGTATTGGAACCCTGCAGTTGACGTAGATCTAGACGCTTTGCCAGGTGACGTTGGCACATATCAAATTCGTACTACTGGCTGGCCTCAAGGGTGTTTGTTAATACGCCCAAGAGACAAAATGGAAGCCCCATTTGTTTTGGCTGTAATTGAAGGCAACATTGTGACCTTTAAAGGCTGGTTGTACGGCTTTGAAAGCAAAACAGTAGGCGAGTTAAGAGACAATGACACCTATTGGGTAAAACAAGACAAGCTGCACCCAATGGACCGTTTGCCATGAAAGAGTCTTATTTTCAGTCGCAGGTAATCCTGTTGGCTCGACTACACGGCTGGCTAGTTATGCACACCCGTGCTGTGGAAATCCGACCTGGGGTGTGGAAAACACCGTTACAAGGCCACGCAGGTTTCCCAGACTTAGTGCTAGCCCACCAGTCACGAGGCGTCATATTTGCCGAACTCAAAAGCGACATGGGGCGACTATCCGACAAGCAAGAATTATGGTTGCAAACACTAAACGACGCCGGCATGGAACACCACGTATGGCGGCCCAAAGACATTGACTACATTTCTAAACGATTAGCCAGGAAACCCGACCGTGATTGAATTTATGCAACCTTTAAACCCTATGCGTGTAGTAACAGGCGACAAAGAATGGACATTTACAACACCTGTGTTTGCTATCGCTATCTCAAACTCAAATGATGTCGAATATCTGACCATAAATGGCCAGTTCTTCACAGTTAACAAAATCAAGTTTGCCGAAATGCTGATAAACGGCAAATGGGAACGCCTCGCAGGACGCCAACACCCAGCCACCTGATACAGTCGCCACAATTTCATTAGTCGCATGGGTGTACCAGTGTTGGAACTGGCGGGCCGTAAACAGGGGAACCTGGGTAGAACCCTATGCATTGACTTAGGGTCCAGCGTTTCCAAACGGCACAAATGGCTATGGTTGTCCACCGAACAAAAATAGACAGGCTTCCAGCGGCTAATTGCCCAAATAGTGGGGGACACAAACCACCCAACTATGTGATGGAATAAGGTAACAACTGAGCCTGCGAAGGCGTTAGTTCCCTTGACCTTAGGAGTACCCGACAATGCCCAGACAACACACAACCAACGACCTGACCTATCGACGCAACAGACAAACACTGCTCGCCGACAACCCACCCTGCTACCGATGCGGCAAACCAGCAGACACAGCCGACCACATAGTGCCCGTATTTCAAGGCGGTGGCAACGAGCTAGAAAACCTACGTGCGGCCTGCCGAAAGTGCAACAGCACCACAGGCGCCAGGGACAAAGCCAAAGCAGACGCCCTACGCATACAAAAGCGTGACGAGGCTGTAAACCATTTTTTTGACGCCGGCACGAAGCC